TTAATTTATCTATATCTTGGACTACTTTGAAAATATTATCTCCTACTTCCAAACCTTCTATAATCCATTCAATTTTTTTAATTAATTCTTTTTTACTCATAATTTCTAATTCTTTAATTGATTAATATTTTGACAGAATCTCTCTGTCGTTTTCTAATTGTTTTTTGCTCAAGACGTTCATCATTGGAGATGTCGTTTCATCCCAAGAATAAAACTGATTGTCATCTGTCTCGTCAATACATCTAATTGAGGTGACATTGTCTGAAAGAAAGTTATCTCTTTCGATTACATCAAGAACTTGTCTGATGTCATCTGTCATAACATCTAATATAAATCTTGCCATTTTTAAATCGCCCATTTTAGTCGGAAGGGACTTTATCCTAGTTAGATGTGGGATATGGTTTTGCTCCATACAAGTGCGTCTACGCATCCCACTTTTGTTATTCTGGAAATACCTCATCTAGAGAGTATCCAAACTTTGTCCTACATATGTATCCAATAAAATTATCCATATGTTTCTTGTCAGCAAACTCTTTAGTAAGATACCAATCTGTACCTCTGTCAGTCTTAAATTTTAAGGTCGCTTTCATAGGCTTGAAAAGTTAAATATACTTGCCTTTGCTTTATAAAATATCCATATGATTTTATCGATGTATTCCACATCTCCATCTTTTTCGAGTTGAAGATCAAAAGGTAGTTCATCATTTTTCATCTCATCAAAGAACGTACTCAATGCCCTATCTTCAATGCAGTATTCTTCCTTGAATAGTTCGTACTCATCGCCTTGCATAAAGTTTAAGCCAATCCAATTATCTTCGTGTTTCTCGATGTATATCCATCGGTCTGATGGCTGATGCCATATGTGGTTTACTTCTACTATTGTACATTCTCTTGATTCCAATCTTGATTGGATGTCATTTTTTCTAATAATCTGTTTCATCTTTCTAATTGTTTTTTAAATTGTTAAATAAATCTCCAAAGCAAACCCAATCTATACCTTCGTCATAGTTGTCTGCAAATTTCCAATTAGTAATACCATTCTTTCTGTGGTATTTCCTAACTAGAGATTCTAATTCATCACTTGTTTGGCTCATACTCCATATTTTTTTACCTTCTAGAGTATTGAGAAGAAACAAACCTACTTGTTCATTTTCTTCATTGACATATGTTAAATTTTGTGTCTTCATTTTTCTAATTGTTTTAATGGTTATAAACTTCTTACTTTTTCTATTACTGCAGTTCCACTATTAATGGTCTTTAGGATTCCATCCCAATCGCCTTCTAGAGCCATCCAACATAGGTCGTCAGCACTAGCTTTAAAGCCACCTCCAGTTGCACCACAACCGAACTGATAGTTGCTCATTGCGTTGCCCATTCCACTCGGAAGAACTGACCATACCCTCCAAAAATCTTCTGTCTTTATAAACTTGATTTCTGAACGATTGTCGCACATACACGCAACCATTTTTAGTGTTACTCTCTTTGGATTTTTTACCACCTCTAGTGTTGGTGGATTGTGTCTTAATTCTCTGTAATAATTCTTCATAATTCTAATTGTTTCTGATTAATAAATGTTTGTTAAATAGTTCATTGTTCTGTTCACTGATATGCATCTGAGCCTCAAAAAAGGTGTCTACATTATACATAACATTGTGTACTTCTTTACCGACAAATGTTGTCAGTGTTCCATCACCATCTAAGGTGTAATCTGTGATTGCTTTTGCCATCGTTCTAATTGTTTTAAATGCAAGGCAATATCGCCTTGTACCACCAAAACCTCGCACATTTCTGTGCAAGGCATTTGATGAGGTTGAGGTTGTTCCTCTACATTACTACTCCATTATATATGTTACCATACTTGTCTAGGTATAATAGAAACTTACGTTTTGATAGTAAGTTAAGGGTGTAGCTGAGTCTATCGTTGTAACTCATCCTTTCGTATGGATTACCTCGTAGTATAAAGCTATGTTCTTCTACCTCACCACGATTCTCATCAAGTATCGCATAAACGTCATCAAATGGTATCGTAAGCCCTTCTATAGCATTCCATGTGGTAGCCTTCCAAAAATCTTCTGTTGTCTGTATCATAGCTCTATCTCGTTATTGGTTAGTCCCTCGATTAGTGCCTTGCGATTAGAGTGGTCTGCTCTTTTCCAAGCCTCTGTAAACGTGCCTCTGCAAACGGCAGTCATAAAGCCTCCTAACCCATCTACAAGTTGATTCTTGCGTTCTATGGATGCAACCTCTTCGATGAGAGTGTGTGCAGTTCCACAACAAGAGCCGTTGTCAGAATAGTTAGCGATTGCTACAAGCATTGTGTAGTTCTTGTAGGTGATTCCTTGTGGTAGATATCCTTGTGGAAATCCATCTCTTAATTTGATTTTTGTAGTCATAATTTCTATTGATTTAATTTATTATATTCTTCTTCAGTTATTACGGAAAAGTCGTTCATCCCTTGAGCCTCATACAAGAGGTCTGTAGGTGTATCTTTGCTTTGGTCAAAGCAATAAGTAAGGTATCCAACTTCGTTGTCTTCGTAAGCCTCAATTAAGGCATCTACTCCTTCATCATCAAATATCTGAACTGCACTATCTCCAAACAGATAGTAAGCCTTCTGATAGTGTGTTTTGTTGAAGAACTTTTTTAGTAGCATATTCATAAACTCGTAGTCGGTTTCGTTTAATGCCTTGTCATTATTTGCAAGGTCATTGGCTTGAAGAATCTCAAGCAATTCGACTTGGATTGCGTGAATCGTGTTGTCGTGTAGTTGGTCTAAAATTTGTTCTGTAGTCATAATTTCTAATTGTTAATTGGGTTAATAAATGTTTCTAATACTTGCACTACGGCTTGGTTTGATACGAATGGATTTACTCGTGTTCCACTCGTGATTTCTTGCACCTCTTTTACCCTCTGCTCGATGAGTTGTTGCAACTCAATTACTAGGATAGTTGATGCTAGTGTTCCAAGACCTTTTACGTCTTTGTGACCTCGTTTGATCCTTTGGTCGTTGTTTAAATTTTTACTCATTTTTCTAATTGTTTTTAAGTGAAAACGTCATTGCTTTCACCACCAAAACCCCACTATTTTCATAGTGAGGCGAATACTGGATTTGGTGTTTTGTAGGACTAAATCGTGTAGCAAATATCCCATTTGCCATCCTTGATACGTGCCATTGCTCCACCATCATTTCCTTCGTCATCCATCTGTGGAAACATTAGTGAGCCATCAGACATCTCAAATACAATTGGAGACTGATGCCAATCCATATGTGATAGTTCAATTGGAGTCATATAACGAACTCTAGTGATGGTCAGTCCACTCAAATGTTGGAACTTGTCTGCGTGAAGGATATGAGGTGGTAGAGCCTTTCTATTAGCCTCTCTTTTAGCCTTGCGTCTTTCAAGCACGTTCTTGTTGTTCTCACGTATCAAGGCAACTCCATCTTCATAACTGCAAGTAGCGAACTTCTTGCCGACTTTGGTCAACTCATAGCGACCTCTTGATTGCCTTTCAATTAGACGTTCATAGTCATTCCAATTCTTGATGTTGATGCCGTAGTAACCTTGTCTGTAGGTGAACTCATCTGCGTTAAATCCTTGAGCATTCCAAACGGCTTTTTGGATGTCTTTTCTAGTGAACTCATTGTCACCAAATCTGTTCGATAATTCTCTAAATACTGATTGCTTAATTGTTCTCATAATTCTAATTGTTTTAATGGTTAAACGTATTTTAATACTTGTGTGTAAATCGGTTTCTTCGTGATGGTAAGTCGGATTCTGTCATCAATCTCCACCACAAATTGTTCATCTTCTGTAGTTCCAATGTTCAGCACATTTGCTGAAGATAAGTCTAACTTTTTCATCCAATATTCTCGGAGATATGCAAGTGAATCTAGTGCAGTTTTCTTGCTTGAAAAGTCAATGTTCTCAAAGCAAAATCCGTTCTTTAGGTCATAGCCGTAAATGTTATAAATGTTTCTCATAATTCTAGTTGTTTAAGGTTAAAAGGTTAAGTTTAAATTTAGTTCTGTTCCACCACGTAAAGTGTTGGTATTCTTCTTCAGTGAAGATTTCTGTTCTGATGATATCACTACCATCTTGCCTTGTCTGTAATGCGTGTAATCCACTCGGCAATACAATGTGTTTGAGTATTCTGTTCATAGTTCTAATTGGTTTACTGATTAATAAATTCTTTCTGATAGTAGTTCCAAGCATCTTGCCTAGTGTACAACTTGTTTCGGTATTGAGCATCTTGACTTGCCCAAAATGATACTCCATCTTTCGATAGTTCAATGACATTGTCACTTTTCAACCAAGTCTCAAACGTTATCTTGTTTGAAAGATGGTTGTCCACTTCGATTGTAATCTTGTTTTTCTTCATAATTCTGTGATTTTCAAGTATTTATGTTTTTACTTGTGTTATAGGACTATTCCCACGACAATATAGTGAATTTTCGTCTAATATCTGTCTAATATTTGTGATTTATTCATCTGAGTAATTGTCTTTTGTTTTTGACCTATCTGAACATAGGCTAACAAAGGGATTGCGAGATGCTGAATATCTCGAAATGTTTAGGCAATATGATGAAGGGACAGAGGTTATGAGATGTCTCTAATCATCTCAATACTTTAAGAGTTTAAAGTTCTTTAGTTCTCTTTTGTATCTGTTCCTATGGATGTGGAGGTAGTTCCCCTTCATTAGATTGGGAGTTCCACGCAGATTGATGCAAGGGTAAAACCTACGACAATCGTAGTGGTGGTAAGGGCTGATCCTACCTCAACTAAAAGTCAAAAAAATCAGAAACAACGAAAAAAAAACGTGAAATGTCGAGCAAAAAAAATCGGTTTTCTCTGGGGGGGTGCGTCTTCATCATATCATATAACCCAAACACTACACCTATCTAATAAAATTTTGTACCTTTGGGATATACGTATAATTTAAAAATTAAGAACCATGGATGGATTAACAATGAAAGATGGGAGATTAATTAATGATCGCCCTGTAGGTATTTCTGGTATATCACAAGCTGCTATGTTACGCAAGGCTAACAAGCAAAGAAGCACAACTCAAGATATTGCATTGGGTATTGAACTTGCTGATGACAGAAAAGAAATGAAACAAGCAATTAAGAAATTTTTAAAGTAAGATTTACTGTTTTGTTTTAAGGGGTGACTTTATAGTTGCCTCTTTTTTTGTTTTATTGTGACAGGTTTATAGATAATAGTATAGTATTGTGACAAATAAATGACAGTTTGGTGACGAATTTAAATACTTAACTATTTGATTATCAAAGTGGTGATAGTTTGTGACAATTTAAAAGGGTCGTATAGGGAGTGATAGTTATAAAAGGAGGAAAAAATATATATATATATAGGGAAAAAAGTTTGTCACCTTGTCACGAGTTTTGAAATGGAATAATTATTGTATCTTTGTATGTATAACATTTAAATCAAATCAAATGAATAATCCAATGGGAGGGTATTCACCTAAAGAACTTACGATAGGTGTAGACTCACAAAAGAAACTTCTTCAAGGTATCTCTATGATATCGAGTGCAGTTAAGAGCACACTAGGACCTATGGGTCAAACAGTAATAATTGAATCACCTCATCACACGCATGGAATGACAGTCACCAAGGATGGTGTCACTGTTGCCAAGAGTTATGACATGGCAGACCCTGTAGGTAATCTTGCCGTAAAGATGATGAAAGAAGCGTCAGCTAGAACTGCTACCTCAGCAGGTGATGGGACTACTACTGCTATAGTGTTAACAGAGGCGTTAGTTAAAGAGGGGTTGCAAAAGATTACTGGTGATGTAAACAAGACAGAAGTTCTAAGACATCTAGCAAGTGAGACTGAAGGGTTGGTAAAGTCTTTAAAGAAAGAAAGTAAGAAGGTAACAAAGAAGAGGTTAGTTGATGTGGCAACTATATCAGCCAATAACGACAGGGTCATAGGAAAGATAATCTCTGACTGCTACAACGATGTTGGCAAGAACGGCATAGTCACTGTAGAGAACTCACCGACACCTGAGACTTTTTATGAAACCACGAAAGGTATTAAGATAGATAAGGGATATTCGTCACCGATGTTTATCAACCACCAAAAGAAAGACGAGTGTATATTGGAAGATGTGCATATACTAGTATGTGATGCAGAGATCAGTAACATACTTCAGATAGAGAATGTGTTGAAACCAATCATACAAGATAAGAAAAAAATATTAATTATATCGCCATGTACTACCAATGTGATAGCCACTTTGGCTGCCAACGTTCAGAAGAGGGGGTTACACTTATGTACAGTTCCACCACCAAACTTTGGATATCGTCAGCATGAGCTGATGCAGGACATAGCGTTGTCGGTAGGAGCTACATATTTTTCGGAGAAGACAGGTGACGATTTAAGCCTCATTGAATTTACAGACTTAGGGTTTGCTTCCAGGGTGATAGTTGGGAGAGACTCTTCTGTAATTTTAAGTGAGGCTGACCAAAACAAGGATGTGGACCAAAGGGTATCTGAGTTGTGGGATGCACATAAGGTAACCAAAGCAAAGCAGGACAAGGATTTTATTCTCCAGCGAATCGCCTCCTTAACAGGAGGGATAGGAGTTATCCATGTAGGAGGTAACACAGACCTTGAGCAGAAGGAGTTATATGACAGGGTAGACGATGCAGTGTGTGCAGTACGTTCAGCTTTAGAGGAAGGGATACTTCCAGGAGCAGGAATGGCACTAGCAAAAATATGTGCACCCTTTCACTTCAAGAGAAATGAAAAAAAGGAAACCAAGGAGCTTATGGTAGCGAGAGATATTATGTACAATGCTCTGCAAGCTCCATGGAGACAGATACTTATAAACGCAGGTCTAGAACCTGATGATATTCTCAAAGACCACTACCTTAGTGGATTTGACTATGGATATGATTTAAAGACTAAGGAATATGGTGACCTAATAGAGATGGGTGTCATTGACCCTACCAAGGTAACTAGGTCAGCTCTTCAAAATGCAGTGTCTGTTGCAGTAACTATTTTATCAACCAATGCTATTATTACAATGGCTAGAACATACGAGACCGAATGAAGCCAATAGGAAAATATATCGTGATTGATGAAATCAAAGAAGAGATCAGTACAGAGTCAGGAATACTTTTAACTGCTGAAGACACAAAAGACTTGAGGTATAAGAAGGGTGTGGTTGTGATGCCTGGAACAGATGTGGCAGTAGTAAACACTGCTGATGAGATATACTATGACTCAAGGGCAGGCTACAAGATGGTAATCAACGGAACGCAGCACACAGTTATTTCTGAGTCTGATGTCGTTGTTGTCTTGTAAAAGCGTTCATTTCTGTTATAAAATTTCGATACACCTTATCGGTGTATGATACGTTTCTAAGAAACATAGGGTTGCCATCATTACTTGTAGGAATTTCCTTCCCATTGAGGTATTTGTATATTGATGTGGTGACCCTTTTTCCTTTTGTAGAAAGTTGATATAGAGCTTTTCTTTTACCCATTCTTTTTCTAAAGACCTCAATCCACCCTGCCTGTCTTAGATTTTCAAATCTGTTTTTATTCCAACTGATTAACTCATCGAACTCTTTAAATTTATCTTTTGAAAAGTATTGTTCTGATTTTAAAAATAGTAGGATGTCAAGGTCTGCTTGTGTTAGTCCATGTTTTGCTTTTATAAACTGACGCACTACCCTCCAATATTTTAAGTAGTCTGATTGCATAAAATTTAATTTAGTAACTTTGTTGTAAAGATACAAATTATGACTGACGAAGAAAAAAAGGCTGCTGCTGCCAAAAAAAAAGAGAACGAGACCTCAACTTTTAGGCAAAGCACTGCTAATGCAATTGCTGATTTAAAGTCACAAAACAAAAAGCTTACCTCTGAGGCAATCGCAAACAGAAAGGAAAAAAGAGCTTTAGCTAAAAAGAAGAGGAAAGAGGCTAATAGAAAAAGAGTGTCAGACAAGTATACTAAAATAGCTGGGCTTCAAGGGCTTCAAGGGCTTCAAGGATTAACAACTACAAAAAAGAAAAAGTAATGGGAAAATTATTTATAACAATAGGGAAATGGATGCAGTCGGTATGGTGTAAATTTCAGTGTAGCTGGAATACATTACTATCTAAGATAATGTTTAATATATTAAGCTGCCCAAATCAAACATGTAATTGTAAATAAATTTTTTATGGCAAAGAAAGGTAGAACAAAAGGAAACAAGATTTGTCCTGCAGGTATTGCATGGGCAAGGAGAACATTTGACAAGTACCCATCTGCCTATGCTAACATGGCTGCCAGTAAATATTGTAAAGACCCTAACTACGCTAAAGGTAAAAAGAAATAAATATGCCAAAAGATAAAACAATAGTAACTACTGCTTCTGTTACAAAAGTAAAAAATGACAAAAAGAAAAGAAAGAGTCGTTCTACATTTGAATCAGAAAATAGAATTTCAAAAAAAGTTACTAACGGAGGAAATATAAAACGGAAGTCAGCAACCTTACAAGATGATGGTAGTTTGGTAATTGCAGTTAATACTTCTAGAAAACCTGTTGGAAGAAAAAGAACAATTAATAAAAAAAATAGAGCTGCTAAAAAGTTAGAAAGAATGACTAAAAGGTTTAACAAACAACAGAGTCGATTTAATGGGTGAGCTTAAGAAGTGGAGAGATGAGAAGTGGGTGCGTATAGGACTTGATGGTTCTATCAAAGGTGCTTGTGGTACAAGCAAGGACACTAAGAACCCTGACCGTTGTTTACCTTTAGCTAAAGCTAAGTCTATGACTAAAGCTGAAAGAGCAAGGACAGCACGTAAAAAGAAAGCTTCTAAAAAAACTGTTGTAGCAAATACACCAAGAGCAAGAGTAACTAAAAGATATAAAAAATAAATAAAAATGGCAATACCAAGCGGAACAAAATTTCATGGAGTAGCTCCATCCGTAAACACACAGAACAAGGGGTCTTCTTTGGCAAACGAACAAAGAGACACATATACTATTGAAGAAATTCAAGCAGGTGGAAATCTCTCTACTGTTTTAAATAATGGAAATGAAACAGAAGGAAACGATATTGAGTTTACAAGTGGAGATTCAATTATTGCAGATGGTGATTTAGCAATAAAAAGCAAAACCACAGGTGAGGTTATTGCTATTTTTAGACCAAATAATGGAGTTTTGTTTTATTATAACAACGATAAAAAATGTGAAACCACAAGTTATGGATTTAGAGTAGGTGGTGATTTAAGAGTAACAGGGTTCTTAGATTTATTTCAACAAAATAATAACACTTTCGCAGGAACAAATGCAGGGAATCTTGACAATACAACTGGAAACTCTAATGCAGGTTTTGGAGAGAATGTAATGTCTGAAATTACTACTGCATCACAAAATACAGGAGTAGGTTTAAACTCTCTAAAAGATAACACTACAGGGAATTCAAATACTGTAATAGGAGCAGAGGCTTTAAATCTTAATATTGGAGGTTCTAATAATACTGCAGTTGGGCGTGATGCTATTTCAAGTGCATCAGCAGGAGCAGGTAACACTGCAGTTGGTAGTGAAAGTTTAAAGTCAAAATTAACGTCAAACTTTAATACTGCAATTGGATTTCAAAGTTTAAATAATTTAACCACAGGTTTTAGAAACACTGCAATAGGTAATGGAGTAGGGTCAACATTAACGACAGGTTCAAAAAATATAATTATTGGAGATGAAGCTGAACCTAGTGCACCTAATGTGATTGGTGAGCTAACTATAGGTAATCAAGATATAAATAAGTTTAGAATTCCTGGGATTCAACAAGGTGCTGCTGATGGCTCTAAGCTTGAGTATGACGCTTCAACCGATGAATTAATTTTAAAGGAAACAGTAACTTTAATTCCTGAGTTTATAACTGCAACACCAGGTGGAAGCTCAGTCATTACTACTACTAAAAATATAATTGACCTGACATGGTCAGGGGGTTCAGGAACTTTTACTTTAACACTACCTTCAGCAACTGCAATACCATATAGGTTTTTAAGGATAGTAAACGACTCTACTATTAGTGCAAATGATAAGGTAGATATTGCTGCTCCTGTTGGTGAAACTATTGATGGTGCTGCAACATATGAAATAAACAAACCATATAATGGAGTTGCAATTTGGTCGGATGGAACTAATTGGATAGTAATACAAGCAAAATAATAACACTAAGTAATGGCAGATAAAAGTAAAATGCCTTGCAACAAACCTAGACCTTCTGACCGAGCAGGTAAAAAGAAAATGGTTAAAGGGTGTGAGGGTGGTAAAGAAAAGCTAATTCATTTTGGTGCTAAAGGTTATGGGCACAACTACAGTGCAGCAGCTAGAAAAAGTTTTAAGGCTAGGCACAAATGTGGTACGGCAAAAAGTAAATTAACTGCAAGATATTGGGCATGTAAAAACTTATGGTCAGGTAAAGGTGGAAGCACAAAATCTAGTCCAAAAAATAGACAAGGAAAATATTAGTATATTTGTATCATGGGAAAATTTAAACAACTAGTTAAGAAGCTAATGTCGGAAGGTAAGTCTGAAACGGCTGCTAAAAAAATAGCCTATACTGCTGGCGTAAACAAGTATGGTAAAAAAGGAATGGCTAGAAAAGCAGCAGCAGGTATGAAGAGAGCTAGAAGAAACAAGTAATTAATTAAATAAATAAATATATCATGAAACAAGGTTACAACGCTAGACTAGATGAATCTCTAGGAGCAAAAAACGGAAAGAAGTCTCAGTCATTAAAAGATCGTAGAGACGAAAGTAAAGCAATGTCTAAAAAAGACTATGGTCATGCATACGGAGGAGATCATTCTATGAAGTATGAAAAACATTACCCAAAAAGTGTAAAAGGACATTTAAGTAAATTAATAAGAAAATAAGTATGTTGAACGAAAAATCTAGAGGATTAGGAGATACCATTGAAAAAATTACCACTGCTACTGGTATTAAAAAAGTAGTAGACAAAGTTGCTAAAGCAACAGGTAAACCATGTGGATGTTCTGAAAGAAGAGATTCGTTAAACAGAAAGTTTCCTTACAGTAAATAGTTAAACTTTAAAAATAAAAATAAAAATGATACCAAACGGAACAAAATTTCATGGAGTTGCATCCTTTGTACCAACAGAGAATTTAGGATCAGCTTCAGCAAACGCAATGAGAGATGCTTATACATTTCCTGAAGATTTCAGTGAACTTGTAACAATATCTTATAACGGAAAAATTATTAACCTTGGAGCAGGTAATAACAATCCATTTAACGGAGACACAGTAGAGTGGGGAGGAATCCAATCACCAACTAATCAAGCTTCTGCAATTATATTTCCATATGCAGTAAAAATTCAGTCTGTATATTTTAAAGCTGCTGCACCAATGACTGGAGCAAGTGCAGATTTTAATTATGTATTTAATCTTTACACTAGTTCAGATTTAGCAGCAGACCCTAACACACCAGGAACATGGACTCAATTAGGAGCTTTAGTTACTGAGTTAACTAATTCAGATAACAATACTGCACCAGGATTTGTGGAAGATTTAACTTCTCAAAACCTTACTATTCCTGCAGGAAGTATGTTTGCTATGGGGGGAATTGAATTAGCAGGAAGCATTACAGAAACTACTCTTGAAGCAGTAGTAGGAATTGTTGTTACTAAAATTTAATATTTAAAATATGTCATACCAGAAATTACAAACAAGCAGGGCAGTTGCAGTGATTCCATCTAATACTGATGATATACCTAGCATTTCTTCACAAAATGGAAGAGGAAATAATGGATGTGTTTTATATGTAGGGACTGGAGGAAACCTTAGAGTATTAACTGCAGGTGGAGATGACGTAACTTTTGCAGGATTTCCTAACGGAGGTTTTCTACCAGTAAACGTTGTAAGAGTTTATTTGACAGGAACTTCTGCTTCTGACATATTAGCACTTTGGTAGTATGTATATATCCATTGCAGTAGGTATAGGATCTTCAACATCCTCAGCAATTGGTGCAGGGGGAGGTGGTTCTCTGCCTCTAACTGACGCTACACTTAATCAAGCGATTACAGATATATTAGCTCAAGACCCCAATGGGGATTATGATTTAGCACCTTATGGCAAGATTCAAAATTGGAACGTTAGCCAAGTAACAGATATGTCGAGTGCATTTCAATCTAAAAGTACTTTTAATGGAGATATAAGTTCTTGGGATACGTCTAGTGTGATTACTATGAGTGATATGTTTAGAGGTGCAACTTCTTTTAATCAAGATATTGGTTCTTGGGATACAAGTAGTGTTACTACTATGCAAAGTATGTTTAGAGGAGCATCATCTTTTAACCAAGATTTAAATTGGAATACAAGTAATGTTACTACTATGGATGGTATGTTTTTGAATACTACCTCTTTTAACCAAGACATAAGTTCATGGAACGTTGGGAGTGTTATCAATATGCAACAAATGTTTCAAAATTCTGCTTTTAATCAACCTTTAAATAATTGGGATGTTAGTAATGTAATTACTATAAGTTATATGTTTAGAAGTAATTCTGTTTTTAACCAACCTCTTAGCAATTGGGATGTGAGCAGTGTAACTGATATGAGTTTTATGTTTCAGAATGCAACTTCATTTAATAAATCTTTAAACAGTTGGGATGTAGATAATGTTACAAATATGTTTAGCATGTTTGAAGATGCTATATCATTTAACGGAAACATTACTTCTTGGGACACTTCCAACGTGAACAACATGAAAGAGATGTGGAAAGATGCAACAAGTTTTAACCAAGATTTAAGTGGATGGGATGTGAGTCTAGTTACTAATTATACTGACTTTGATACTAATACACCAAGTTGGATATTATCCAAACCACCTTTTGTAAATCCCAGTCAATTAACTGATGCAACATTTCAAACTGCAATTAATGATATACTAGCTCAAGACCCTAATGGAGACTATGATCTTGTCCCTTACGGAAAGATACAAGATTGGGATGTAAGTCTAGTTACTAATATGTCTAATGCTTTTGTGTCTAAATCTACTTTTAATGGAGATATTGGTGCTTGGGACACTAGCAGTGTTACTACTATGAGTAGAATGTTTGGTCAGGCAACTTCTTTCAATCAAGACATTGGTAGTTGGGATGTGAGTAGTGTAAATGATATGTTTGAGATGTTTAGTGGTGCTCCTTTTAATCAAAACATTGGTAGTTGGGATGTGAGTAGTGTAGAAAATATGCGTGCTATGTTTTCATTCACTCCTTTTAATCAAGACATAAGTGGATGGGATGTAAGTAGTGTTACTACTATGTACTATATGTTTGCATTCAATACTGCTTTTAACCAAAACATTGGTAGTTGGGATGTGAGTAGTGTAGAGGATATGGGTTATTTGTTTTATAAAGCTACTGCTTTTAATTTTAGCTTAAACTCTTGGGATGTGAGTAGTGTGAATAATATGGATTCTATGTTTAGAGATGCAGATTCATTTAATCAAAACATTAGTAGTTGGGATGTGAGTAGTGTAGAAAATATGAGACAAATGTTTTATGGTAATACTGCTTTTAATTCTAGCTTAAACTCTTGGGATGTGAGTAGTGTTACTACTATGAAAGATATGTTTGGTTTTGCTACTATTTTTAATCAACCTCTTGATAATTGGGATGTGAGTAGTGTAAATGATATGTCACAAATGTTTTCCAATACTACTTTTAATCAAGATATAAGTTCTTGGGATGTGAGTAGTGTGAATAATATGCAATTTATGTTTATACAAAACAAAGTTTTTAATCAAGATATAAGTTCTTGGGATGTGAGTAGTGTTACAAATATGTCTTTTATGTTTTTAGTTACAAGTCCTTCTGCAATGAATCAAGATTTAAGTGGATGGAGTGTGAATCCAAATGTTACTAATTGTCAATCTTTTAGTGATGGAACTTCTTCAACTTGGACACAACCAAAACCTAATTTTACCTCCTGCACCCCATAGATAGGTTAATTATTTTTTACTTAACTTTGTTTGTATGAAATCAAGTATTAAAAGTTATTATGTTCAAACTAATTCTTGGTTGATTGACGTTCAAATGAATTATCAATACAAACATGTTTAGTAAAATGAACTTATCGGATATAAAACTGACTATACTTAATGGTCTTGCTTTAGTTGTTTCATTTAGTGAAATAGAAGCAATACTAAAAATAATATTATTAATAATTTCTATAGTGTATACGGCACAAAGAATTTATGCCAACTATAAAGAAAATAAATGACACACTTTAGCTACAAAGAATTTGATTCTCCAGATATGCCAGGAAGTGGTAATTTAATGGATGAGAATTTTTTAGAAATGCTTGATGAGGTTAGAGGTAAGTTTGGGAAGCCTATTATTATAAATAGTGGCTATAGAAGTGAAGATCATAATGCAAGAGTTGGAGGGAAACCCAAAACAGAAGGGTCACCAGGTTCAAGTCATATGTATGGATTAGCTGCCGATATTAAATGTGATAATAGCGTTGACAGATTTCATTTAGTATATTTGTTACAAGAAATAGGATTTCAAAGAATAGGAGTAGCTAAAACTTTTATACATGTAGACTTAGATTTTAAAAAATCTCAGCAAGTAATGTGGATGTATTAGTATGAAAAAAATATTAGATTGGTTTGGAGGTACTGTAGTCAAGGACATAATAGGTGGTCTTGATAAACTATTTACTTCTAAAGAAGAAAAAATTTTAGCTGAGAATGCTATTAAACAAATTCTCATTGAAAAACAATTAGAGCTGCAAAGAATGCAGACAGAAATAATTGTAGCCGAAGCGAAAGGAAATTGGATTCAAAGAAGTTGGAGACCAATTTTAATGTTAGCTTTTGGGTTTATAGTTATCTATGTAAAGTTTCTTGCTCCTTTGTTTGATTTAACAATACCTGAGCTTGAAAACGAGTTTTGGAATTTGCTACAAATAGGAATAGGAGGATATGTTATTGGTAGAACAGGAGAAAAAATGATGAAGTCATATTCAGATACAAAAAAATAATATTATGCCAAAAATTAGTTCATATAATACAGTTGCACCTCAAGGTGATGATAAGATAGTTATCACTCAAACAAATGGGACACCCACAGATGTAACTAAAAATATTACTGTCGATGGTTTAAAAACTTACATAGGACAAGCTGATGATATTCCTACACCCTATATGTATGTTTTAAAAAGACCATATGTTGATGCAACTACAAAAAATGATAAAGCTTTTGTTGCTATGCAAAAACCAATTGAAACAGATTGGTTAACTAAAAATCCTAGGCTTTTTATGTTTAGATATAGAAAGTCAAAAACTAAACTAATAGATTTTGGTGGTAGTTCTTCGTATATAATGAAAAAGCAAAACTTTATTCACCCTCCTCATAACAATGGAGAATATCAGAGAGCTAATTTCCCAGGTAGCAATTGGGCATCAAGTGCTCAAACTACCAATGGTGGTCTTGTGTTATTTCCTATTCCAACAGAATGGGATATAAATAGTGAATTAAAGATTGCTAAGACAGGGTCATTGATAACTGACTTTGCTTCGCTAAGACCTACTACATATATTGAAGTTCCTTTTAATCCTTTAGGATTTTTGTTTGATCTCGTAAATCCAACAGAAGTGACATCACTTCCTGCGACAACAACACTAGATTATTGGGGTACACGATTTTCAGTTACAAGACCTGCTAATAATGTGAATTATGATAATAATCCAAATGATTATCGTACCTCACAAATTATAATGAAATTTGCTATAGGAATACCAAACCCTACATGGACAAATACAAACCATGAGTTACCTTATATTTTTGGAAATTTATCAAATGCCGTAACATTAAAATATCAATATGATGGCAGTAATCCTAAAGTTGTAAATAATTACACAATAACTCAAGGGTCAACAGGTAATGCTCAAAGGTCTTTTAATTAAAATATGCGAGGAGCTCAATTAATATCACGTCTTTGAGAGGTGTGCAATTAGGAAGCCATCCTTGAGATGTTTCCAATTAGGGTCTCCTCTTCGCTTAGAATACCTCTGTTAATTCAGGGGTATTTTTTTTTCATTATATTTGTTATAAATTAAATCTAATTAAATGAATGATATTCGTAAGATAGCAGTTGGTCCTGATTACAAAGGAGGGGCTATGCACTATGTTGTTGGGCAAGAAATATTAAAAGGTACTTACAAAATACATCACATAAGATATGATGAAAATGTAGATGCTTTTAAAGTATGGATTGAATCTACATACAATAAAGAAATTGTTTTGTGGAAACAGTTTATTAATATGCCTGTATCTGTCGAATATAATATTAACTTCTAATGAAATCACCTTACCTATTTATAACTACTCCTTTAGACAATAAAAGATATAACAATACAAAAAATATAGGTGGAGTAGACTTTATAACAAGCACCTCCGAGGAAAATCACAAAGCATCTAATCGTATTGCTGAGGTGATAGCCACACCTATCGTTTATGATGGTCCTATAAAGCCAGGAGATAAACTTTTAGTTCATCACAATGTTTTTAAGTTTTACAATGACATGCAGGGTAGAAGAAAAAGTGGCAGGAGTTATTTTATGAATGATTTGTTTTTTGTTGAGCCTGATCAGTTTTATATGTATCATGATGGTAAAGAGTGGAATACTAATGGAAGGTATTGCTTTACAAAACCTGTTCCTACTGAAGATTATTATCTATATAAAAACACTAATGAAGAGCCATTGGTGGGTGAAATAAAATATAGCAATGAGTATTTACGTTCACAAAATGTAAATCCAGGAGACAAAATATGTTTTAAACCAGAAAGCGAGTATGAGTTTGAAGTGGATGGTGAAAAACTTTATCGAATGTTTGATCATCAAATAACAATTAAATTATGAAAGACAAACCTAAAAGAAAAAAAAGACCAAGAATTAAATATAATCCAAATGGCACTAGACCCACAAACTTTAAAGAAGAATATTATTCAGGCAGGAATGAAAGCCGTAGAGCAACTAATTAAAGTTGCTAAGGAAGATATAATTAAGCCAGACCCTGAAGATGAGTTAGCTGCTGATAGACTAAAGAATGCTGCAGCTACTAAAAAGTTAGCTATATTTGATGCTTTTGATATACTAACTAAGATAGAGAATGAAAAAAATTTAATGGAAATCGAAGAACGAGGTCCAAGTAAACTAGACACTAAACAAGGATTTGCAGAACGAAGATCTTCATAATTTATACAGAGTTATAGATAACTACATACCTAAAGGTATTCTTAAAAAAAAGAATAGAAATAGGTCATGGAAATATGGCTATGATGAAAAATATGATGTTGTTATAATTTCTAAAACAGGCGAGATAGGTGAGGTATATGAAATTAACGGACTTAGGATTGGATTACCTAAAGCTCCAGAGTCTATTCAAAAAGACAACAACAAGTGGGAAAGAAAAGAACCACCAAAGACAATTCTAAAAATACAATCTATATTTCAATGGAATGAGCATCCTAATACTTTTAAAGCTCAATGGGTGGACTATATTGAAAGTGAGTTTGATAAAAGAGAGCAAGGCTATTGGTTTATAAACAAGAACATTAGTACATATATAACTGGGTCACATTATATGTATCTTCAATGGACAAAGATTGATGTTGGTTATCCAGATTTTAGAGAGGCTAACAGAATTTTTTATATTTTTTGGGAGGCTTGTAAAGCAGACCCTAGATGTTTTGGCATGATATATTTAAAAATCAGACGTTCAGGCTTTTCATATATGGCATCTGAAGAGTGTGCAAATGTAGCAACAATATCTAAAAACTCTCGTATAGGAATATTATCTAAGTCTGGGTCTGATGCCAAAAAAATGTTTACAGACAAGGTTGTCCCAATTGTAAGAAACTATCCGTTCTTTTTTAAACCTGTTCAGGATGGTATGGATAAACCAAAAACTGAATTAGCTTTTAGAATTCCTGCATCAAAGATTACAAAAAAGAATATGTACAATGTTGATAATGAAGAGATGGAAGGTCTTGACACAACCATTGACTGGAAGAATACAGATGACAACTCTTATGATGGGGAAAAACTTTTATTACTAGCTCATGATGAAAGTGGTAAATGGCTAAAGCCTAACAATATACTAAATAATTATCGTGTTACAAAAACTTGTTTAAGATTGGGTAGAAGAGTAATTGGTAAATGTATGATGGGTTCGACATCTAACTCTCTTAGTAAAGGAGGTGAAGAGTTTAAGAAACTGTATTACGATTCTAATCCACATGAACGAAGTAACAATGGTCAAACCAAAAGTGGGTTATATTCACTTTTCATCCCTATGGAGTGGAACTTTGAGGGTTATATAGATGAGTATGGTATGCCTATGGATGATGTTATAGAGTATTGGAATAATGAAGTTGAAAGTTTAAAAAATGATCCTGACGCATTAAATGAGTTTTACAGACAATTTCCTCGTACTGAATCGCATGCGTTTAGGGATGAGAGCAAACAATCATTGTTTAATCTTACAAGAATATATCAGCAAATAGACTACAATGATTCACTTATACAAGAACACCATACAACTCGTGGCTCTTTTTCTTGGAAGAATGGAATTAAGGATACTGAAGTAATATGGACTCCTAACACTAGAGGAAGATTTTTAGTAGGATGGCTTCCTAAAAAGAATATGCAAAATAGGTACAAGAAAAATAACAAGGGAGATTTTTTTCCTTTAAATGAGCATCTTGGTGCTTTTGGGTGTGATAGTTATGACATATCAGGAACTGTTGGAGGAGGTGCATCTAATGGGGCATTGCATGGAATTACAAAGTTTAATATGGATGATGCTCCTAGTAATCAGTTTTTTTTAGAGTATGTAGCAAGACCTCAAACTGCCGAAATATTTTTTGAGGAAGTATTGATGGCGTGTGTTTTTTATGGAATGCCTATATTAGTAGAGAATAATAAACCTAGGTTATTATATCATTTTAAAAATAGAGGGTATAGAAGCTTTAGTATAAATCGACCAGATAAACTTAAACACAAGCTCTCTAAGACAGAAAAAGAACTTGGGGGTATACCTAACTCAAGTGAAGCAGTAAAACAAGCTCACGCAGCAGCTATTGAGTCTTATATTGAAACATATGTAGGACTAGTTAAAGAAGATGAAATGGGTTATATGCCTTTTAGTAGAACATTAGAAGATTGGGCAAAGTTTGATATTAGCAATAGAACTAAGTTTGATGCATCTATTAGTTCAGGTTTAGCAGTAATGGCTTGTCAAAGACACCTTTATCAACCTGTAAAAAAACAATCAAATATTATTGTTAACTTTGCTAGATATAACAATAAAGGAAATCGTAGTGAAATAATTAGATAAATGAAAGACGTAAAAATAAATGTTTCCTCTGTTGGGTTTCCAAGTCAGTTTGTTTCTGATAGTGAAAAAGCATCAGATGAATTTGGCTTACAAATAGGTCAAGCCATTCAATACGAATGGTTTAAGAAAGATGGCAACCAATGTAGATACTATAATCAGTGGAGAGATTTCTACAGGTTACGTCTTTATGCTAGAGGTGAACAGTCGGTTGCTAAATATAAAAATGAACTTGCAGTTGATGGTGATTTAAGTTACTTGAATCTAGATTGGACACCTGTACCTATTATACCTAAATTTGTAGATGTTGTTGTTAACGGAATGAACGACAGGTTGTTTGATGTAAAAGCATATGCCGAAGACGCTATGTCTCAAGCTCAAAGAAGCAAGTATCAAGATATGATACAAGGTCAAGCAGCAGCCAAAGATATACTTCAAATTGTACAAAAAGAAACAGGAGCTGACCCTTTTATTATGAATCCTGATGACCTTCCTCAAACTGATGAAGAGTTAAATTTATACATGCAACTTAAATATAAGCCTGCAATAGAGATTGCAGAAGAGGAAGCAATTAATACAATTTTAGCTGAAAACCATTATAACGATGTTCGTAAAAGAGTTGATTATGATTTAACTGTTTTAGGTATTGGTTGTACAAAACACGAATTTTTACCAGGAGCAGGAGTTGAAATTAAATATGTAGACCCTGCAAATATTGTTTACAGTTATACAGAAGACCCACACTTTAAAGATTGTTTTTATTGGGGAGAAATTAAAACTCTCCCAATTACTGAGTTGATGAAAATTGACCAGTCTTTAACTAGAGAAGATTTAGAAGAAATTTCTAAATACTCTCAGAGTTGGTATGACTATTATAATGTGGCTCAGTTCTATGAGAATGATATTTTTTATAGAGACACTGTTACATTAATGTATTTTAATTATAAAACCACTAAAAAAGTAGTTTATAAAAAGA